AAAGATGTTTTTTCAAAAGGCAGGGATTGATATATGGGAGGTTATTGAGGCAAGCAAGACCAAACCTTTTGGTTTTATGCCGTTTTATCCAGGCCCCGGTTATGGCGGGCATTGCATTCCTGTGGATCCGTTCTATTTATATTGGAAAGCAAAAAAGTTAGGCATTGATTTAAATTTTATTAAGTATGCAGGAGAAACTAATACATATATGCCATATTATGTTGTTAAAAGGCTTGAAAATGCCTTAATGAAAAATGGGAAAAAATTGAAAGGAAGCAGAATCTTGCTTTTGGGTGTTGCATATAAAAGAGATATTGATGACATAAGAGAATCCCCCGCTTTAATTGTATTTGATATTCTTGAAAAAAGAGGCGCAAATGTTTTTTATTATGACCCGTATGTCAAAAGAATTGAAAGCAAGAGGCATAAAAGGATTATAAACAGGATTAAAAATTTAAGAAAAACAATAAAAAATGTTGATGCTTGTATTATTCTCACAGATCATACGAATGTGGATTATAAAATGATTTTAGAAGAGGCAAATCTTATAATAGATACGAGAAATGTTTTTAAACACGTAAATAAAATGAAGGTTTTAAAAGCATGACAAAATTGCACTTGACAAATATTTCAAAAAATGTTATATCTACATATATGAGGTATATGGTATTTTTTTTATGTTGTTTGGGTTGTCAAACGTTGCCAAGCTATAAGCCTCCATCTACTTCTGTTATCCGACTTCAATACAATTTTTATGAAGACAAATGGGAATTTAATTACTTAGATTCAACATTTAAATTTAACATCTATGAAAACAGATGGGAATACAACCCTTCATATTCAACATTGAAATTTAATATTTATGAAAATCGTTGGGAGTTTGTACCTTGAAATATTTTAAGAGTTTTCAAAGTTATAGGCAGGCATGGGACAGGGCTTTTGAAAAGGACCCGTCAATTCCTTTAAATCTGGACATAGAATTATCAGCAGTATGTAATTTACGTTGTCCTTTTTGCCCCCTTTCAAACCCCAACTGGAAAGCCCCCAAAGAAGAGTTTATACAGGTTATTCAAGCCATTAAAATTATTGCCAAGGCAAATGAAATAGGGGTTCCAGCATTAAAATTCAATTGGATGGGAGAGCCCACATTGCATCCTGCTTTTAATATCATATTAGAATATGCTGCTTCAAAAGATTTCTATGATTTGCTTGTTAATACAAATGGAAATTATAAACCAGAAAAAAATGAAGGCTTAATGTATGCAACAAAAGTTATGTTTAGTGTTGATAGCATGATTCCTAACATTTACAAACAATTGCGGCGTAATGGAGATCTATTTAAGGTGTTTTCTAATATTGAGGATTTGCTTAAAAGAGGCCATAAAAATATTGTAGTTCGTAGAGTTATTACGCCACAAAATAAAAAAGAGAATTTTGCAGAAATAGTTAAAACAGTTTTTGGCAATAAAGTGCAGGTGTCAGAACATTATGTTTTTGACAGAAACCCCGCAAAAAAATATCAGAAAAAAAAGGCTACTGAGTTCAAAAGGATATATTGCGGTTATCCATCTCAACGCCTGGTAATAGACACCCAGCTTAATGTGTTTCCTTGCTGCGTGGATTATAACAAAGTTATGAAATTAGGCAATTTGAAACGAGATTCAATCATGGATATCTGGAATTCAAGAAAGTTGCAGACTATTAGGGATAAATTGAGGCAGAACAAAATGCCTTCTCGGGTTTGTAAAAATTGCACCTCCTGGGCGAGTTATGACTCAGAGTATAGGAAAGCTGTATTCAAATGAGAAATGATGCTTTAATAATTATATGTTCTACGCCGTATTCCCGGCGGTTGCCTAGAAAGTGCTTTTTAAATATTGGTGGCAGAACGGTTCTTGAACACATATTTAACAGGATTAAAAATGTGGAAATACTGGTAGTATTGGCAATTCCATACAAAATAAGCGAAGATGATTATAAAAGATATTTAGATTTAGCTTCAAAATATGGTGCTTATTGCTGGCGGGGCTATGATGCCAGCCCGCTTCACAGGATGGCTGCGGTTGTAAAAAATTGGCAAAATATAGGATTATCAGCATTACCAGAATATGTAATTCGTATAACTCATGATGATATTTTGATAGATGCCGAGACATTATTATACCTTCTGGAAGGTGTGATCATGGCAGATGCTGGATATGGCATAACGCCAACCATTATTGAAGGCGCCGGGGTGGAAGTAATAAGCACAGAGAATTTATTATGGGCTGCACAACATCACAAAGACAATATTGAGGATGTATCATATTTTGTGAAAGGCAGGGGAGTTCCAAAATCTGATATTGTCAAACTTATCCCCCGCTCACAAATTCAAAGGCCATATAGATTAACGCTGGATTATTATGAGGATTATGTAGTTCTTGAAAACGTGTTTCGGGAGGTGGGGGTGGATGCTTCATTGGATAAAATATGTGAATATCTGGATCTAAACCAATCAATATTAGATTACAACAAAGCGCCAGAAATAACGCTTTATACCTGTGTTAGAAATGGTGCCAGATGGATACGCCACACCATAGAGGCCATAAAATCTTGCACAGACAAAGAATACATAGTTGTTGATGATGCTTCAACAGACAGCACGCTCCATCAATTGCTTAAATATTATGGCCGTGAAAAAATTAAAATCCTGGTAAATAATGAAAACAAAGGACTGGCAAGCTCCTCAAATATTGCTTTAAATCATGCTAGAGGGAAATATATAATGAGGATAGATGCTGATGATATTCTCATGGTTAATTCCTTAAATAAAATGAAAGCAAAAATAGAGGAAACAGGCGCGGTAATTTGTTATGCTAATTATAACGAAATAGATGAAAAGGGCAATATAATAAGAAAAAATGTATCTGCCAGAGAGAAACATCATATTGGTTGTGCGCTGATAAATAAGCGGTTCCTGAACGAATTAAGGTTCAAAGAGGGGCTCAGGCACTGGGATGGGCTGGAGCTTTATAATAGAATTAAAAATAATTTTCCAATTGCTTATATTGACGAACCTTTATGGTATTATCGTGTTCATAAGGATAGTTTAAGCAATAGTGATTTACAGGAAAGAGACAGAATAAGAAAGCAAATAGAGGGAAAGCAAGATGGTGAGTAAAGCAGATACTTATAGTTTTTCAGCTTTATTGCAGCTTGCGAACTTAAAGAAAGCAGAATTAAATGTTTTTATTCGTATGCAAAGTGTAAGGCAAAACCTTGATATCCGCCGCCGGGTGCAGATGTCATTAGCTCAATACCGCAAAAAAATTCCTTTTGATATACAAATGAAACTGATAGCAATTACGCTTGAAATTGAAAAATATTGCCGAAGTTTTTTGATGACTGAATTTAGAAAGCAGGTTAAGCAAAAATACCCGTTGGCCAATGAATCCAAAATAAAAGCGCTAGCCAAGGCAAAAACTGAGTTATTTATGGCAAAATATGCTTACTGATGAAATATAGAATAATTTTAAACGGAGATAAAATAAGATTTATGGTGGCCAGAAAGAATAAAACACTTAATTGGCTTGCTAAAAAGCTAAAAATTTCGCAAAGTTATTTATCTATGGCGTTAAATGGTAAAAAGTGTTTTAGCCCCAAAAAAAGGATAGAATTGCAAAGATTGTTTGGCAGAAAAGGAAGCTGGGATAATTTATTCGTTGTACAAGAGGAAGATGTTTCATAAAAAGGAGGAATAAATGTCCATTAAATCTGGAACGGCTTACATAACCACTACCAATACTGATACGAATATTGTTTGGCAATATGGGGCACTTGATAACATAAAGTTGCCTATTATTATTGCAGAATGTGGTAACAATCATATGGGAAATATGAATTTTGCTTTTGAACTTCTTAATGCAGCCAAAGAATCAGGAGCTGATTTAGTCAAGTTCCAGGCTGGCTCTGCAAAAGGATTTGCCAGAGATAAAAGCCAGATAAAACGATATAAGCAATTTGAGCTGGGCCTGGCTAATTATAAAAGACTCATTGAATATGGGCATAAGATAGGCATTCCAGTATTTTTCTCAATATGGGGTGAGGGATTTGATGAATTACGCGAAATGGAGCAATTTCATAAGATTGCAGCCCGACAATGCAACCAGGATAATATAGAGAAATATGATTCAGAAAATACTTTTATATCTGTTCCTAAAAATGCTCAAATTATTTATGAACCAGACAAAAAATATAAATCAATATTTATGCATGTGGTTTCAGAATACCCAACATATGACCCGCAACTCAGCAGAATAAAGTTTTTGCAGCAGATATTTGATAAAGTTGGTTATTCTGACCATACAATAGGCATATCGTCTTGTATCACGGCCGTGAAGGATTTTGGGGCAATTGCTATTGAAAAGCATTTCACATTGCCTAAATTAAGGGCAGAATATGGGCATGTTTTTAGGGACCATAAGCATAGCGCAACCCCAGATGAATTCCAAATAATGAGCATTATTTTGCGAGGAGGGTAACAATGAGATGTTATGTATGTGATGGTAATGATTGGGTATGGAGAACGGATTTGTATCCTGAAAAGAGAGTTGGAATTTGTAAAAAGTGTGGTAATGTTGCATTTGAAGTAGATCCAGCAGATGAAATCAAACTTAAGGAATTTTACAAAAAAGAATATAGGAGCGGTGAGCCAGGAGCAGGAATTATTATTACCACTACTCATAAATTAAATTACATAAAGATTTTTTTGTCAGATTGGCTAAAAGACAAAAAGAATTTAGTTATCACCGATTGGGGAGCGTCCTCAGGATATCTTGCAGATTGGTTTAGAAGGATGGGGCACAGAGCCACCGGGGTAGAATGGACTACAACATTAAGGCGTTTTTCAGAGCATTATTATGGCATTCCGCTCACTGAGGACATCCAGGAAAAGCACAGATATGATTTAATTGTATTTTATCACACATTGGAACATATGATTGAGCCTGATAAAAAATTAAAAAAAGCTGTTTCATTATTAAGTGACAATGGTGCTATTATGGTGTCAACTCCTGAATGGTTCAATGTTCTGGAAAATCTAGCGCAAATTGGTGATTTAACAGTAGAAAATTATTTCCATAAAAATCACATCAATTGTTTTTCAAGAACATCGTTAAAAAATCTGTTCATGAAATGCGGCTTGAAAATTATAAAAGAGGAATTTCGAACATTAGGCCAGACATATTTGTTAGTCAAAGACAAAGAGAGCAAAGTCCCACCGCCAATTGTAGTTGAGCCCTGGAAAGAACAAATGGAAAAAATTGATAAAATTAAAGCAGCAATTCAAGCCTATCAAAAGCTCCGCTACAAAGATGCTATAGATATATGGTTTAATTTTCCTGATGCTCACGTGCGTCTCATTTTTGATTTGTATAAAAAAGAGCCAGACAGGCAAAAACATGAATTTGATAAGATATTACAAACAGAAGTGGGAAAAAGCTATAAAGTCCTTATAGCTTATGCTATATGGCATTATCAAAACGCTAAATATGAGGAAGCGCTAAAACTTTTTGACGAAATTTTGTCAACATATCCTAATGAGGATTTATTTGTTTATGCAGGATGGACGCTGGAACGGCTAGGGAGATACAGAGAAGCCATGATGGCATTTCAAAAAGCTATCCAGCTCAACCCACAAAAATGGACCGAATGCATGAATTGGATAGGGCATTGTGCTGCCCAATTGCCAACCTGGGATGAGCGGGCAGAAGAGCAGATTAAAGAACAACTATTTCAGCAAGTTGATGGTAAATCAAAGATAAAATTAAATGACCCTTATATGGATAAAAAAGAATAAACGCCATGGGTGCCGGCAAGAAAAGAACTAGACGGATTAATTGGCTTAAAATAAAACAGGAATATATGAGCAGCACAAAACCGCTGTCTGCCATTTTAGCAAAATACAAGGTATCAAGAGGGCGAAATACTCAAAACCATACTGCAGGCTGGATAGAGGAAAAAAAGCAACTTCAAAATCAGGTTATATCCAAAATCAAAAACAAAGTAGTAAAAAAACAAATTAAAGAGTGGGAAAGACAGCAGAAGCTATGGAAAGACATAGAAATACAGGCAGCCAAGATTCTGAAAAAATATTCTAATCAGAATATGACTATAAGCCCTAAAGATTTAGCCAGTTTAGCTTCAGCAATTCAAACCGCATTAAAATCACAAAGATTAATCAAAGGAGAATCCACAGAAAACATTGATCAAAGAAATATACATTTGGCTATAGTTGATATAATAGAAACAGCAGAAAAAGAGGCAGAAAAATGAATGATTTTAAGTCAGAATTTACCAGGGGCTTGGAGAAGGCAAATTTAAAGCCTTTTCAATTTGCTGATTGCATAAGATGGGCGTTTGGTAATATTGGTAAAGAGAAAATGAGAATTCAGGATCTAATTGAAAGATGGAACAGTAAGCATGGGGATATATTTCGCATTTCATTGGAAGATGATATTCGAGAAACCGCTAAAGCAATAGGCAATGCCTGGCGGAAAGTTGTTAACAATGACAGATAGACAGAAAAAAATAGCTGATAAATATTGGCGGCTTCAACATCTTTATAAGATCAAAGATAAAAACAAGAGAATAATCAATATGAAATTTAATCGTGTACAACAAATAATAGCAAACGATATTTTGCATCAGCATCCAATTCGTCATTTTACTTTGAAATACAGGCAGGCGGGGGTGAGCACCTTCTGGCTTCTTTATTATCTTGATGATACTATATTCCACCGCAATGTTACCACAGGAATTCTTGCGCACAAATGGGAAAGCCTTACTTATTTATGGGACATTATTAAATTGGCATTTAAATATTTACCAGACAGAATCAAGCCGCGGCTTGGAACTGAATCTGCTAAAGCTTTGGAATTTAAAGATATAAATAGCAAAATATTTATTTCATTAAGTGTGCGTTCTGCTGGGCTTCATAATTTGCATATAAGCGAATGGTGTTTTTGTCGTGATGAAGAAATTGAAGCCACCCTTGGCGCCACTTCACCGCTAACAAACATATCAGGAGAAAGCACGGGTAATGGAGTGGGAAATCATGGATATTTTACATATCAAGATGGCAAGACAGGGGATAATGAATATAAAGTTAGATTTTTCCCATGGTTTTTTCAAGATGAATATCGGCTTCCATTAAAAGGCATGGATCCTGAATATATTATGCGCAATTTAAATCAAGAAGAGAAAGAGTTGCAAAAATTGTTAAGAGAGGAATATTCAATGGAACTGGAGCCTTCACAAGTATTATTTCGCAGACAAAAGAAAAGAACACTTAAATCAACATTCCCACAGGAATATCCAGAGACAGATGAAGATGCTTTTATAACTTCAGGTTCTCATTTTTTTAATAACAAGAAATTGTTGGCTTTGCTTAATGAGGCCCGGGAATGGCATAGGGAGGAAAAATATTTTAAGAAAACTGATGATTATATATGTTTTGAGCCCCCCAATAAAGAGGACTTTTTTGTGGCCGGTGCTGATACTTCTGAGGGGGTTGATGATTATTCTGTATTAAAAATAATTAATGTAACCAAGCGCAGAGAAGCTTTTGTATATAGGGCTCGTTGTGGAATTAAAGAATTTTATCAAGTATGCAATGAATGGGGGCGAAAATACAATAATGCCCTGCTTGCAGTAGAGGATAACAATACAGGCCATGCTGTGCTTTTGGGCTTGGTAGAAGATTGCAAATATCCTAATTTGTATAAAGAGCGTAAAGCTACAAGGTTAAAAAAAGACAAAATTAAGTTTAAATTAGGTTGGCATACAGATAAAATCTCAAGAACGCTACTTTTGAACGATTTGAAGTATGCTATCGAAGAGGATGATAATATAGATGTTGATCATTTTTTGCCAGAATTTACAATTTTTGATTTAAACCTTTTGAAAGAAGGTTTGACTTTTATTAAAAATAATACTAAATTTGAAGCAGAAGCTGGCAAATATGATGATGATATATTTGCAACGGGGATTGCTTTTCAACTTTATAAAGAATATAAATATGTTGATAGCAGAAAAACATATAAAGGAGTGTTAATTGGTGCCACACGTGAGGCAAAAATATAATAGAACCGAAGAAGAAAGGCCACTTCCGCTTATTGGCAGCCGATCAAAGGCTGAATCTGAGCTCAAAACCCCATACTGGGGACTTTCTTATAATTTCCCCTGGAATCCCGATCCGCTTTGTGCCGGGAATAATTATTCTATTTATGATGAAATGATAGACGATGATCAGGTAAAAGCTGTATTATCAATCAAAAAAGATATGGTTGTAAATACTGGCTGGAAAATAACAGGGGATAATGAGAAAGTTAACCAATTTGTGACAGAAAATCTTGAACATATAAATGAAAATACTGGCCTGGATTCTACTTTTGATGATGTATTGCGTGATATGTTATCAGCATATGATTATGGATTTTCTTTAACTGAGCCAGTATATACAATTAAAAATGGGAAATATTATTATCTCTCTCTTAAAACACGGGCGCCTCATTCTTTTAAATTTAATGTAGATAAATATGGCAATGTTATAAGCATTACTCAAACAACTTCGTCAGGAGAAAAAGAATTCAAACCTTCTCAATTTATTCATCACGTTTATCAAATGCAGTTTGGCAATCCTTATGGCAAATCGGATTTAAGAGCAGCTTATAAAGCATGGAAAGCTAAAAATTTCTTTTCAAAATTTTTTGCAATATATGTTGAAAAATTTGCCTCAGGTACCGTAGTAGGCAAATATCCGCGGAATTATTCTCCCAGCGAAATAGATGAATTTTTCGAGGTTATTAAATCCATACAAAACGCCACAACTCTTGTGGCTCCTGAGGATACAGAAATAGAATTCAAGCAGCTAGAAAGAGAAGCAGGATCCATATATTTAAAGGGGCTGGATTATTATAACATGCAAATAGCTCGTTCAATTTTAGTGCCAGATCTCATGGGAATTGGCGGAACCGAAACAAAGGGCGGCTCTTATGCACTGGGAAAGGAGCAATTTAAAGTATTTTTAAGTAGCATTAAAAAAGACAGAGAAAGCTTGGCCCGCAAAATAACCATGAAATTAGTCAGGCCGTTGGTGCTTAGTAATTTTGGAGATATAAATTGCAAATTTGAATTTTTGCCATATACTTTAGGAGATATAGAAAATTATTTGAAAATTTGGATTGAATTAGTCAAAGCTGGTGGCTATATCCCGACTGATAGAGACATAGAATACTTTAAATCAGTAATTGGATTTCCCACATCTGATTCAAAATCAAAATCTACAGCAGTCCCCGTGGCTAAAAAGCCAGAAAAAGAAGAACAAAATAAGATAGGGATAGAGACATATACTATGCCCTATCACCGGGAATTAACCAAATATGAACGCAAGATGAATTTTGGCTCTATTAAAAGAACTCTTGATTTAAATGATAAATTGGTTGCAAGGAAACTAAAAACAGATGCAGCACTTATTATTCATAGTCTAGTATCTCAAATAAGGGATGAAGGCTTTTTACGCAAGTTCAACCCTGCTAAATTAAACAAATTACAGCCTAAATATCTAAAGCAGATGAACCAAACATTAAAACATTATTATACTGATTTATTTAAATCTGCTATTCAGGAAGCCAAGCACGAAATGTTTCCTCAAGGAGACATAAAGAAATTTGCTATTGATTTATTGCCAGATGAATATCTTGAATTGCTTCAAGCTGAAGCATTTTCTACAGTTGGAGATTATGCTTTTAATGTCACAAAAAAAACAAAAAACATGATTATCCAGGGCATGAAAGATGGCGTAAGTGAATCGGAAATGTTAAAAATAGTAAGGAACGAATTAACAGCCGAAACCGATAGATGGATTCAGACAGTTGCAAGGACCAAAAACACAGAGATATATAATGAAGCCAGGAAAAAATATTGGGAAACCGATCCGCTAGCAAAACAAATCGTTGAAGCTTATCAATGGAGTGCAATTTTAGACGATAGAACTAGCCAGGTTTGTTCATATTTAGATGGAAAGATTTTTAAGGTTGGTGAATTGGAATTTCTTAAGCCCCCGGCACATTTTAATTGCCGGTGTGTGCTGGTTCCTATCACAAAATTTGAAGAATATAAACCCAATCCCAAATCTGATTTCGATCAAGATAAATTAAAGAAAATGGGTGGCGGTTTATTAAAAATAGGAGGTTAGCAAAATGTACGAATACATTGGTGGTGGTGTAGTATTGGTAATACTTGCAGGATTAATAAGCAAAGTGGCACACACAGTATCAAAAAGCGACTGTGAGCAACATAGAGATTGCATAGAAAAGGAGATGCAGAAGCATATGATTATATTGACGGAAATTAAAACTGAACAGAAAAATTTAATTGATAAGTTTGATAAAGTTACCAAAATAACCATTAAAGATGAATAATTAGAAGGGAGGATATTATGCCATATTTGATTAGTGATCCGCCAGACAGAATAAAAGGATTGCCAAAACCTGCCCAGGAAATCTGGATTAAGGCATTTAATGCAGCAATAAAACAATATGACGGAGATGAAGAGAAGGCAAATGCAGTAGCATGGAGCGCTGTCAAAAAGGCAGGATATAAGAAAGTTGGAGATAAATGGGTAGCACCTAACACGCAGGATTATGAATTACCCAAGACATTTGATATTGAAGGCGTTGAAATATTTGCAGCAGGAAAACCCAATGGGCATACATATACTGAGAAAGATCTTGAGGAAATGGTAAAAGGATTTTATGAGACCAAATCCATATTGAAGCCATATCTTAAGTTAGGGCATGATGACAACCAGAAACTTGCGCAAAGGAGCGGAATGCCTGCTTTAGGATGGATTGAAAATTTGCGTAAAAAAGGAAAAAAACTTGTTGCTGATTTTGTAAAAGTCCCTAAAAAAATCTATGATCTTATAAAAGCGGGAGCTTATAGAAGAATATCCTCAGAAATATTTTGGAACATTCCTGTCGCAGGCAAAACATATAGACGATTATTAAAAGCGGTAGCATTATTAGGCGCAGATACGCCAGCGGTGGGAAATCTTAATGATATCATAAATTTATATTCAATTCCTGTTATGGAACCTTATGAAACAGATTCTGAATTCCAGGAATATGAGTTTGCAATAGATGGTATTTCAATAAAAGAACAGCAATTATTTGTTTGTGAATGCATAAAATGTGGATACCAGATGCAAACTGATCAACATTGCGATCAAATCTCCTGCCCTAAATGTGGTGGAACAATGCGGCGGCTGGAAAGGCCAGGGCCTGGAAAAAATAACATAAAGGAGGATCAAATGGCAAAATGGAGTGTTGCATTTATTAATGACCTTCCTGATTCTAGTTTTGCATATATTAAACCAGGCGGCAAAAAGGATGAGGAAGGCAAAACCGTTCCGAGAAGTTTGAGATACTTGCCTTACAAGGACGCAAATGGTAAAATAGACTTACCCCACTTGCGAAATGCGCTAGCCAGGCTGCCACAAACTAACTTGACGCCGGCTGAAAAAGCCAAGGCAAGAGCTGTTTTAGTAAAGGCAGCTAAAGCTGCAGGTGTGGGTGAGTACGAGTTAGAAAAATTTTTAGAGGAGGTAAAGAAAATGGAGAGAATTGAAGAACTTCAAGCAAAAATTGACAAGTTGCAGGAAGAGAAAGCAGCGGCAGAGAAAGAGGCCGAAGAAGCAAAAAAGCAAGCAGAAGAAGCTGAGAAAAAGGCCAAAGAAGCAGAAGAGGCGAAGAACAAGATTGAACAGGAAGTTGCAGAGAAAGCTGAAAAGGAATTAAAGGCTTCAATAGAAGCAACTGTTGATAAACTTATCCAGGATAAACATCTTTTGCCTGTTCACAAGGAAGCGCTTGTTGATATATTGTTTGACCTCAAGAAATCGTCAGAGGTCAAAAAATACAAGATCAATGAGAAAGAAGAAAAGTCAGCTGATGAAATTATACTCAACATTGTCAGCAACCAGTTTGTGGATTTAAATACCACAGATGCATCAGAAACAGGCGTTCCTCTTACTGACGAAGAAGGCGAGCTTACGCACCAGAAAGCTTTAAAATATGCAAAGGAACACAAAGTTTCTTACAAAGAAGCTTTGCTCCATGTTGCTTCTAGTAAGCAATAAATTTAGTTCCTTTGTCGGCTGAAAAATTGCCTGTAAGTCTTAGCTTGTGTTTAAGCTAAGGCGCCAAAGCTATAAGTTTATAAAATGACCTTTTATAAACGAAAGGCTTCAAAAAAATAAAAAAAGGAGGATTTAGCCATGTCTCAGGTTAGAAATCAAGTTGTGATTACCATGAAAACGCTTAATGGCTCTATGCCTGCTTATAGAATTTTAGCTCCTGCTGGTGCTAACAACACTGTGAAAGTGTGGGATACTAGCACATCTCTTATAATCGGGGTTAGCACTACCGAGCATAGTGCCACAGGTGAAGCTGTGGCTGTTGCTATTGCAGGAACAGCTAAAATTATGGCAGGTGAGAATATTTCAGTTGGTTCTATTATCACTGCACAAACTGGTACTGGAAAGGCTGTAACAGGAGTAAAAGAATTCGTGCAGTCTACAACCAGTGCTCCTCGTGCAGTCGGTATAGCGTTAGAATCAGCTAGTACAGGCGCGTTGGTTGAAGTTTTACTGTTTCCTCTCAACATCGCAATGACGAAGGTTTAAGTAAGCTTTAACTAACAAAAAAAAATAGAAGGAGGTAATAAAAATGCCATTAGGAAAACAAATACACAGAAACAGACCTCTTGAGAACATCTCGATTGCTTACAAGCCAGGTGAATTCATTGCTGATAAGTTTGTGGGGACAGTTCCAGTCAAGAAAAATTCAGATGAATACTACATCTATTCAACTGATATTATGAGTCTTCCTGAAACTCTGCGTGCTCCAGGAACAAGGGCAAATAGGGCAGATTTTTCAATGTCCTTCAGCACCTATTCTCTGGAGAGACATGCTTTGTCTCAGGTTATTCCTGATTCTGAAAAGGAAAACGCAGATAAACCCATTCAGCTGGAAATTGATATGACTGAAATTTTGACCCGCAAAATTCTTATCAGAAAGGAAATTGCCTGTGCGAGTGTGGCTCAAGATTCCTCAAATTGGTCTAACAGTATGTCGTTGTCAGCTGGTGCAGCATGGACACAGAACACAGTTGCAAGCAACCCTATTACATTAATAGATTCTTGTTCATCTGTCATTCTGAAGAATTCAGGCTACACGCCTAATAAACTTCAGATTGACGACGGAGGCTTTAGAGCACTTAAGGTTCACACATCTATTGTGGATAGGGTTAAGTACACGTCAGCTGATTCTATTACAGAACAAATGCTGGCAAAACTTTTCAGCTTGCAAGAAGTTCTGGTCGGTAAAGCAACCTATGAAACAGCAGCAGAAGGTTTGGCTTCCAGCATGGGCTGGATCTGGACCAACAATGCATTGTTAGCATACATGGAACCCAATCCAGGCCTTAAAAAGCCAAGTGCTATGTATCAATTTGTTAAGTCCAATGGAGGCAGCAAGGTCACAGTGAAAAAATGGAGAGAAGAAGCTGTGGATGGTGACTGGGTTGAGGTTGATACATCATTCCAGTTTAAGCCAGTAGCTACTTCTTGTGGATATCTGCTTATTGATATTACATAAGAAATAGCGAAAAATTCCGTGGATGGGGGCGAATTATACAAGCCCCCATCTGCGAGTTATGGAGGTGAATTATGAGAGGAGTTAGAGAGGACGGCCAGGTCCAAACTGGCAATGGAAATGTGCAGGTTGTTGAGCAAGAAGCAGACAAGAAAAAAGGCAGACCGAAAGCAAGTTTCAAGATCGGGAACGAAGTAATTAAGCCTTACACAGGAAAAGAAAATTTACCCAAAGAAAAACTTGATTCTAAAGGCAATGTTATTTCTCCTGGGGAACCGAGGCATTTTGTAGTGCGTGCAGATCACAACACATGGAAGCTTATTCGTGTTTATAGAGCCAAAGGAGTTAAAAGAAGCCTTGTCAGGACATTAAAACCCAAAAGAAGGAAAAAAACGCAAAAAAGCACTCAGGATGCTTTTATTCTCCAGAAATTAAAAGAAATGCAAATTCCAGGAGCTTATTAAAATGGGATTGTATGTAACAACAACGGCTATATCTTTAATTTTGCCAGGATTTTTAAAAGGCAACACAACCACATCTGATACTGAAGGCACCAACATCTTTGCAAGGCAAATAGAAAATGCAGAATCAAAAGTTAATGCTATTATAGCCTCGAGATATGATATAACACGGTTCACATCTGGTTCTATTCCTCCGCTTTTGCGAAAGCTTACAGAAGATATCGCTGTCTACAATGTAATTCGTCTAACTGGTTATCGTTCTGATGACAGAAACGAATATCTGGATGATTATAAAAGAGCGGAGGAAACTCTTGAAAAAATCATCAAGGGCCAGATAAATTTAACCTATACAGATGGTAGCGCAGTACCCACAATAGCAACCAGCAGATTTATTTCCAGCACAAGAAACTATACGCCCATTACTGGATTAGATGACCCAATAAATTGGCAAAGGGATCCTGACGAAATTAATGACCAGAAAAGTAAAAGGAGTGGATAATAATGAGCGATGTCCGTGTGGTTTTGGATGATAGCAGATGGAGGGATTTTTTAGCAAACTTGAATAAGAAAATAAAGGATCCTTTTCCTTTATTGAAAGCTGCTGCTGTGACATACGGATTTAAAGACATTATTGAGCACTTCAGAGATGAACAAGGCGAACATAGAAAATGGCCCGCCAGGAAACCATCTACACAACGGGCATATGCAAGCAAACACAAAAAAGATGCAAGATATAATCCCTCTAATAAGCTTCTGCAACTCACAGGCCACTTAAGAAATTCTTTATTGCCTTCCAGAGGCGGCATTAAGCGTCAGGATAGAATGAGTGTTTTATTGTTTTCGACATCAAAAGTGGGGATATATCATGATGAAGGCACTCCCAAGATGGCCAAGCGAGATTTTATGTGGCTTAGTTCAAAAGCACAACAGAAGATGGTAGATTTGATAATTAAACTGGCGGTAGGAAAATGAGTTTCAATTATATAACAAACTTAAATGCGGTGGTTCAAGCGTTAAAGGATTATAATACCACAACTGCTTCACCATATTTGTCTGATGGATTAAGCACCAAAATAGATAATGATAACATCCTTAAAACCGACCCTGAAATTTCACCGCCAAGAGCTGACAGATTGCCTGCTATTTATGTAGTAATTCGCAGCAAAGAGGAATCATCTACTTCCATAGGTCCCACAGGACCTAATGGTGTTAAAAAAGGCGCTGTAATCGAATATGAGATTTATGGGATATTTGGCAAATATGGTGGGCATTCACCGCATTCTGAATTGTTAGAAGATATTTATAAAATGGCAGGAAATATAGAAGGCATATTTCAGGCAGAATATGATTTAAGTAATACAGCATTGTGGTGCAATCCTGTATCTACTGAATTTTCGCCATCCATAGATATTGGAGAAGGGTTTGCTAAAGCAGTATTAATAAGGTTAGAGGCTCATTATATGTTTCGATAGGAGGTTGTATGCCAGTAGTATTAACCTGGAAAGATGTTCAGAATCAAAGTGAAGCTGTATTTAAGCAGTTTGGAGAAAAAGTATGGATACCGAATGCTAAAAGGAATGCACAACTTCCTCGCCGAGATCCTGAGGAATTGCACAACACAGGGATTGGAAAACATTTATTGCTAGTTGCAATTGGAGCCAGTCTTGAGGAAAATATAGAAACAATTAAAAAATATAGAGATAGAGTAGAAATTATGACGTGTGATAAGGGATTTGAGTTGTTACTTAAGCATGGAGTTAAAGCAGATTATGTAATGCTTTGTGATGCCAATATACCTTTTACATGGATCAAAGATTCGATCAATGAGACAAAAGATGTAAAACTAATTGCAACACCATATGCAAACCCAGAATGGACTGAAAATTGGAAAGGTGACAGGTATTTTATGATAAATAAAGATGCTTTGGAAACTGAAAAAATATTTATTGACATATTTAAAGACAGATTTAGAATTATTCCTGCCGGCTCTAATGTATCAAATGCTATGTTAATTTTTGTAACTGGTTCAGATGAATATCAAAATATTAACTGGGCTGGCTATGAAAGATACATTTTGGTTGGATATGATTATAGTTGGCGGCCTGATGGCAATTATTATGCCTGGAAAAACCCCATACCTAAACGCTATTATATGCATCACAGAACGGTTCTGGATTTTAATAGCACACCAGCTTTTACAAGTGAGAATCTTTTATTTTCTGCAAAATGGCTTTATTCATATATTACTGTTTACAATTTACCGGTGGTAAATTGCTCAGGACGGGGATTGCTTGATATTCCGCAAAAAAATTCATTAGAAAATGAATTGATGCAGATAAATACAAGCAATATAAAGCAATGCAGGGATACATTTGAATTAATGCAGCATGCTTATCAAACATTTATGAGCAGTAAGAAAATGTTTGAGGAAAGCAGAAAAATGCTTTATACTAGAATAAATAGGAGGTAAAGAAAATGGCAATTGGACAGAATGCAAAAACAGGAGCAAGATCTTATGTGGCTTTGATGATTGAACCTAGTTTTGGAAGTTTTCCAGCAACCAGTTCCTCTTACACCCATACTCTGGAATTTTTAAGCCTGGGGATTAAAACAGAAATAGCAAGCACAAAGCTGGATACAATTTCTGGCAACAGAGGCTTTACAAAAAGAGTGCAACTGGATAAGAATGTGGGAGGGACTTTGGAACAGTACTTACATCCGACAGAATCGCCAATTTTATTGGCAGTAACATTAGGCGGTGGAATATCTACCACAGCCAACACTAATACGGGTGCAACAGTATGGACCCACAGCATTTCTGCAGGTAATTTTGACAACACAATTTCTAGCATTGGAATGCAAGTTAGAAAAGGAGATGCACATCACTGGCAGTATGCAGGTGGGCGAGTCAATGTTTTAACAATTACCGGCACTATTGGAGAGCCTGTAAAGTGTTCTTATGAAATGGTTTTCAAGGACAGCACACAGGCAGGCACAGATATTTCTAGCAGTTTAAGCATAAGTGCTGTTCTGCCATTTACCTATGTTCAAGGCAGCTATAGATATGCCGGCTCAGAATCAAGTTTAACTTCATCTGCAGCTGAACATATCACAGATTTTGAGCTAACTATTAATAACAATTTAGTTAGCGATGCTGGAGTGAGGTCTCTTGGATATAATACAATTCAAGCTTTGCCAGCAACACGCAGAGAAGTGTCTTTGAAAATTACTCAGAGATTTGACACCACTACTGCCTGGGAGAGGTTTATACAAAATACTCAGGGGGCAGTTGAGCTTTATTTTGAAGGCAGTTCTATTACTTCAGAGGAAAATTATTCCTGCAAGATAATTATGCCTAAAGTATATCTCAACACTCCTGATGTGGAAATAGGTGGAGCCAATGAGATCTTGAAAAGCGAAATCGAGTTTGATGTCCTGGTTGACAACCCCTCAACTTCAACAGGAAGAGATATAGGAATTACGATAGTTAATGATGTTTCTGGCTATTAATTTTGTGGGAGTTAATAAAGATGTTGTTTTCCAGGAAGCCAACTCGTGCTAGGCTGAGGCGTTATAAAACTGTCAGAATATCAGGATTTAAATTTGTTATTCGCAAATTAAATCCTTTGATAGATTTTCCAGACGATAAAATGCCTCAGATTTTCACTTCGTTTATTTCACGGCGGAAAGTAGATCCTGAAAAACAAATAAATGAAGCCGCATTGAGAAAAACTTACCAGGATATGAAAAACGTAATCGAGGCTGGTCTTGTTTACCCAGAATTGTCAGAAAATCTCACAATAGATGATATCATGGCCGATTACGTTTTGGCATTAAAATTGTATACCGAAATCGTGGTGCATTCTTTGAATATGTTTAGAGGATTGAAAGGGCTTTTTTTTTCTCTAAAGACAAAGCGCTTATTTTATACAACATATGCAAGCAATATGGAAAGCTTCCAGATGAAGTAGCATTTCCTGAAGGGGGATTGTCTACTATGGAGAAGCAGATGTTTAATATTTTTATAACTACAATAGGCGTAGAAGAAGAAAATAAGAGGAGATAAAATGGCTACAAAAAAAGCTAGTTTACTTATTACTTTAAAAGACCAAATCAGTAAGGGACTGAATAGAGTAAGACAAAATATTAAAAAAATTGCTGTTACTGCAACAGCCATGGGAGCATCTATTACTGCTATGGCTGTTAAGGCTATAAAAGCATTTGCCAGACAAGAATCCGCTGAAAACGCTGTAGCATCTGCTCTTGCATCTCACGGGGATCAAGTAGACGCTCTTATGCCAAAAATGAAAGCTTTAGCTGCAGCTATTCAAAAACAAACCACTTATGGAGACGAAAATGTGTTGTCATTAATGGCACAGATTCGCAATTTAGGCGTTATGCCTGAAAATATGGAAAAAGCTACAAAAGGAGCAATAGGATTAGCAAAAGCTTTAAATTTGGATGCTAACGCTGCAGCCCGCTATACGGCGCTGGCATTACAAGGAGAATATACAGTATTGCAACGATATGTTCCTGCTCTTAGAACTGCTACAACTGAAGCTGAAAAACAAAAGATTGTCACTGATTTAATGGCAAAAGGATATAAACAAGCACAAGAAGAAACAAATACATTAAGCGGAAGGGTTGCTCAACTCAAAAATAGACTTGGAGATTTATTTGAAGTTATAGGAAAAATACTGTTGCCAGCTGTGAATTCATTAATCAGTGTTGCTGAGAAACTGGTATCATGGTTTGAAAATTTAAGTCCTGCTTCAAAAAAATTAACAGTTATTCTGGTTGGTTTATCTGGAGTTGTAGTGTCGTTGGTGGGTGCTCTTTCTGGATTGTCTCTAATATTGCCCTCAATACTTAGTGGATTCAACATGTTGCTGCCTTTATTGGGGCCATTTGCAATAGCACTAGGAGCCATAACTGCCGCTGTTGTGAAATTAACAGCAGAATTTCTGAAATTAAATGACGCTATTAAAGAGCAAAATGACGCTGTAAACAATTTTTTGGGAAAGCAAAAAGAAGTACAAAATAAAGTAAGAGAAGGTGTTGAAATCTGGAAAAAATACGGTGACGAAAGTGTTAATGCTATAATGCGCCAGGGAATATCTATGGAAGAAGCTAAGACAGCAATGGAAGGTATGTTTGCATTAGCAAGCCAGTTACAAGAAGAAGATAAAGCGCGCTGGTTGGAACGAGCGGAACTTTATAAACAAATTTATCATGAATTAAGAGATGTATATATCCAGGCTGAACAAGAAAAGAGCGAAATTCAAATGCGAGAATTAATGCGAAGGTTTGAACAACAAGTTGTTATAGGCAATATGAGTCTAGAAGAATTTATAAGAATTAATAATATTAAAAATGAAAATCTTATAGAAACCTTGAAAAAGCAAGAAAAAGCATTAAAAAAAGATTATGAAAAAAAGATTAAAATGCAAAAAGAAGCAGCAAAACTTTTTATAAAAACAGAGCAAGAAGTTGCAGCAAAATATAAAGAGCAACAGGAAGCGAAGAAAAGAAATTTCGAGGATACTTTAAACTATATCGCTTCACTTTCAACTGCAAAAAATAGAGAACTTGCAATAATAGGAAAAAGTGCTGCAATTGCTTCTGCAATCATAGATACTTATAAAGCAGCAAATAAAGCATTGGCTTCAACTATACCACCTTTTAATTATGCGTTAGCAGCTGCAGTTACAGCAGCAGGATTAGCAAATGTCGCGAGAATTAGAGGCGTTAAACTTGCAGAAGGTGGAATTGTATTGCCCACCGCTGGCGGAACTATAGCCAGGATCGCAGAAGCTAATAAGCCAGAAGCTGTAATTCCGCTGCATGATGAAAGAACTAAAGAAGCATTAGCTGAAGCGGGATTGGGTGGTCCCACAATTATAATTCAGGCTGGTACAATTGTGGCTGATGAAGTAAGCATAAGAGAATTTGCAGAAAAAATTGATGAAAAATTATTTGAGCTTAAACATAATAATGAATCGGTATCCTAGGAGATAAAATATGGCAGTAATGGAATTTTTGAAAGCGAATTATTTGAATACTACAACGATGGTTAAGGTGGATAGTAATACAGCGCTTACGAAATATTTGTTTAATAGAAATCCCGATTTGGGATACACAACAGATGGTTATAACTCAAATACATCTGCAACAATTTCAATTGAATTTGGTTCAACAATGCCAGTGAGTAATATATTAATTCAAAATCATAATCTGAAAAAATTTAGCTTATTTTATGATTCTAATACTGCCAACGCAATAGCGAGCTTCACAACAAATTCAGATAATTCAATTTATTTATCTTTCAGTACTATCCAGGCAACTTCAATTCAATTGCAAATGGATGAAACAATATCAGGAAATGCCGAAAAATCTGTTGGAGAATTAATCTTGTCAGAAAGAAAATTAGCTTTTGATGTCAATCCCTCTCAATCGTTATTTAACCCTATTATTATGCGAAAACAAATTGTTCATAATATGCCTGACGGCGGAGTTGTAACTTACAATATTAAAGATAAATACCAGGCCAAAATTGGATTAAGATATATCTCAACTTCTTTCTATAATAAGCTTTTAAGCGTCTTTGAAGACGCAGAACCAATGTATTTTGTGCCTTTTCCCACCGCCACTTCATGGGATGGCAAAGCATATGAAGTTGTGTGGGTAGATAAATTTGATTTTAAATTTGCAGATAATGCTAAAAACACATATTCAGGAAATATATTAATAAAGGAGACTCCAAGTGCAGGATAAAATAAAGAAAATAATTTTATTGTTTGGGTTCATAAGCTGTATTGGATTTTCACTCAGCGCTGCGGAATTGGGGTCCGGTGCTGGAAGTGATTATCCAAATGCTATTGATACTGATGACGCCAAAGAAATAGATAATGTTACTATTGCCCGTGATGATGTACCCAATGACGCAAATGCGGCTATTATAGCAATAGAGACAGAACTTGGAATAAATCCATCAGGAAGTGCGGCCACAGTGGCTGAAAGATTAGACGCAATTGCAGAATCTACAACTACTGCTTATGATGTGTTTGTCAACACAACAGGTGATAAAATGAGTGGGCAATTGGATTTGGGGAATTATGCCTTACTAACATCAAGTTCAATTATAGGAGTTTCTAAAATTGAATGGGCAGATGGCACAGTACAGGTTTCATCGTCGACGGGAGATAATCTTGGGAATCATACTGCGACACAGGACCTGAATATGAATAATTACGGAATTACAAATGTCTCAACAATAACATTAACAAATGGTACAACAAGTACTATTATACTTGATGGTGGAAATGGAACGATGTTAATTGAAAAAACAAACAGTGGCTCTGCTGATTTGAATGATTATACCATAAGGGCAAATGGTGAAAATGCTTATTACAATATACTTGGATATGGAGGCATGAGTGCAGTTGCGGGTTATCAACCTGATGATGGGGCATCTACCACAAAAGGTATCTATGGACGAGGCAGTGATTATGGGACTGGCGTATATGGGACGACTTTATATGGAACAGGCGTAAAAGGTTATTCTTATGATGGGAAGGCAATTTATGGAGAAGTGTCTGATAAGAGTAAGGGATATGCAGGATATTTTGAAGGTAAGGTATATTCAGATACGGGGTTTATAGGGAATTGTTCATCTGCGACTTGGTCAGCAACAGCGAGTTCTGCAACTTATTTATTGGGAACAAATTATGATATTAGTGTAAGCACATCTGAATATGCAAAAATTTCAAGCACAGCAACCTATGCGGAAAGTGTAAATTACAATGTTTTAGTGGCTTCTGCCGATTATGTTTCAGGCACAATATCATCTGCGACTTATGCGGAAAATAGTGACAAACTTGATGAATTGGACAGCACGGATTTTCTATTTCTGAACCAGTCTGCAACACAGACAGTTATAAATGGAATTCCCTTGCTGGATACAACCCCAAATGGTAGTGTTGACATCAAGAGTTTTGTCAATAAGGAATATGTGGATTTTGCGGTTACTTCTTTGGGTTCAGCATATTATATGTATGATGAAGATGACGCAACTGGATACAAGACCTGTTATTTAACTCCGTCAACAGGAACAGAGACATATATTGAAAAGGCAAGTTTGACGGATAACGATTACATAGGCGGTTGGATTTCAGCGGGAGATGAAGCACCACAAAAACTTCTCAAAGGAGTTTATAATTGGTATCTCACAGCGGAGAAAACCGCAGGGACGCAGGATTTAAGAATTTACTGGGAATTGATTGAGAGAAAATCAGACACAACAGAGATAGTTATATCAACAAGTTCAAATAGCAATTTAATCATAGATAAAGGAGCATATCTTATACCATTACAATTAAATGAGGATTATATTCCCGATACAGGAAGCAGAATAGTAGGAAAACTTTATGCCGATGTTTCTGGAAATGGGAACGCTCCAACAGTAAGGATATATTATCAGGGCAACACTTCAAGCAGATGGGAAATACCAGCAAATAGTGAGGTGTTTCAAGATATTTTTGTTCCATACGAAAATGCGACAAAGGATATTGACTTGAATGAAAAACAAATCACAAATATAAGCACGATAACATTTACAGACGGGACAAGTATGACTTCCACAACTACTTTCTTGGGAAAGAATGAGAAAGCAAGTGATAGTGATAAATTGGATGGATATAACTATGATTATTTTCTATCAACAGATAGCAAAAATGTTTCATTTTCAACAGTAACATTTGCAGACGGGACATATATGACCTCAACGACTACTTTCTTGGGAAAAGATGAAAAGGCAAGCGATAGTGATAAATTAGATGGATATAATTATGATGAATTTGGTAGATTATCAGCAGAAAATGTATGGACAGAAAAAAACATTTTTAGAGATGACGGAGCAGAAGGGTTGTATATTCAGGCGGGTCAATACCCTGAAGGAGTAAATAGAGACCCTATGATAAGAATAGTATGTGATGGAGAGTATGGTTATGTGGGGGGAGACCATTATTTTGTTGGTGAGAAACAAACCTTAAAGGGCATAATTCTTTCAGGTCACGATTTACCATATACTAGAGATTTGTTTATATCAACTACAAGCAAAATAGGAATACAAACTGTAGAACCTACTGCTGGTTTTGATGTGAATACAGATGTAAAAATAAGAAATGAATTAAATTTAACAGGTAGTTTGACGGTAGGTTCTGAAGGAGTAGGACATCCTATTATTTTTTATACAGATAGGTCATCACCTTATTGGAGATTTAAAATACACGACACAAAAAATAGTTTATCATTTGGTTTACTACAAAATGAAACTGATATTGGAAATTATGCTTGTCAAATAGGTTTGGGGGCTGAAGCAAATGGTGATTATGCTATAGCATTAGGACGAGATGCAGTTGCTCCTCATAGTGGTTCAATAACAATAGGTTATAATTCTGTTGCAAATGGAATAAATTCATTAGTTTTAGGGTATGAAAGTTGGGTTAGTGATTCTTCTTATGAAAATTCAATAGCAATTGGGAAATGGCTTGAAGTAGGGGCTTCTAATAACATAGTAATAGGTATAGGTGCTTCTCAAACAAATAAACTTGCTAATTCGCAACCTTATACAATTATGATGGGGGTAACATCAACACCAACAATGGTAATAGCAAAAAGTTCTGTTTCTTTTGAAGGAGCAAAACTTATCAATGTCTCCACCTCACCCGTCAACAACAGCGATGTTTCCACAAAAGGATATACCGATTATGCGATAAGACAAGCGACAGTTTCTCTTATTTCTACTGGCGGTTTATCCGCAAATTGGGATGCAGGGGATTATCAGATACACATTTCCACAATCAGAGCCGATGGTTCAAAAGGGTTATATCTCCTTGACGACGGCGGGAACGGGATATTTGTGGAAGACGGGGGGAATATTGGGATTGGGACGGATAATCCTTCTTTTAGTCTAATAAATAAGAATGGATTAGAAATTGAAGCCGTAGGTGATTATTTTCCTGGAATAAGGATAGAAAGAACTGGAGGTTCTGCAAAAACAAATAATGCTTGGGAATGGTTTGTAGGAACCCCAGGTGGATTAGGCTTGCGAGATGTAAGCACTGGTGTTCAACCTTTCGCAGTCTTAATGGGGGCTGATGCAGATAGTCTTGTTATAGATAGTAGCGGAAACGTGATAATGAATGGGGGAAATGTGGGGATTGGGACGGATAATCCTGATTATCTATTAGATATTGAAAAAAATCAAGATACTCAGACAATTTTTAGGATTTCTAATAATAGTAATAGTTCTTCTGGAGGCGAAAGGATTGTTTTGAGAGAAAGTGATACCAAATATTTCTATATGTTTAGATTGAATTCAGACGATAAGTTTTATATGAAAAGTTATGATGGCACAACATATAGAAACATAATGATTTTACAAGAGGATGGCAACGTCGGCATTGGGACAACGGAGCCGGTGGCGAAGTTGGATGTTAATGTTGCCGCAAATTCAAGTGATGGATTATTCATCGGTAATGTAGAGTTTAGATATTCAACTGCAGAGAATAATTTTGTCATTGAACATGGGGATGATACTGGCAATTTCTTTATTAGAAGCATGGAAGCAGGAGATACTTCTGGAAATTTAATTTTAAATGACCAAGGAGGTGACGTCGGCATCGGAACGACAAGTCCAGAACATCCGTTAGAGATAGAGAGTAGTAATGTTGAACTTTTGAAATTAGAGCGAACAGTATCTGGAAGTGCGTCTTTTATGACTTTTGAAAATGGGGATAATTATCAAGTTAATTTGGGACTTGGTGGAGATGAAGTTTTTAGTATTTACAATCCAGCGAGTGGTGACAGTGGAACAACAAGAGTTCTAAATATAGATACAGATGGTGAGGTTGGAATTGGGGATACTACTCCGAGTTATGATTTAGATGTTTCGGGCGACATTCACTGCACGGGAAAACTTACTTCTGATGGCGGTAATGACCCTCCGTATATTCTATACAACTATGAGACGAGAAAAAGCATAATAGAAAGAGTAAAGCAAGAAGTCACACCAGATAAACTCAACGGGGCGGTGATGTTTTACAATGGTGAGGCAAATAGAATGGAATTGTATTTGCCAAGCAAGGGAGAGTTCAGGAATTTGCGGGGAAATTTACTTGCTTCTGTTGAACCGATAACAAAAACATTTGAGACAAAAACAAAGTATTACTTTGACAGGAAAACGGGCGAAGTCAAGGCAATTCAAGTGCCTGTAAAGAGTAGAAAATTCAAAATAAAGAAAGGATATGAGTTCAACAGCGAAGATGGGCAATTTTATGAAATAGTCAAGTCAACAACGGGAGAGGTTATGAAAAAAAAGAAAGTGTCAAAAGACAAGGCAGTGGAGGTGTTGAAATGACGAAAGAAGAAAGAGAAAAATGGCAAAGGCGGATTGATCGAGCCGTCTGGATTCGAAGGCGGGTAGCACAAATAATGCATCAGCTAGATGAATTGCATGATGAATTAAATTGGATAATAGATCAGATTAGTGAATTTTTTATAAAAAACGGCGTGATAGAATTACAAAAAGACAAAAAGAAAAGAGAAAGAGTAAAAAAATGATATTTAAAAAAATGATTTTAGACAGGATAACCGAGACCCAACACGGAACATTTGGTGCTTTACTTGACGAAGATATAATGAGAGGAGAATTCGTGCCTTTTGCAACAACATTAGAATTAAGGTGGAGAAATAATATAAAAGAAAATAGTTGCATCCCCGCAGGAATCTATGAATGCAGAAGAATAAAAAGTCCAAAATTTGGATGGACATTTGAAGTAACAGGAGTTCCAAATAGAGAAAATATTTTATTCCATTGGGGCAATACCATAAAAGATACTTTAGGTTGTATTATTGTGGGTGAACAATTTGGTGTTCTTGGTGGTTTGACTGCAGTCCTGGCCAGCAAAAAAGGATTTAAAGAATTTATGCGGCGGTTAAGGCTATACGATACTTTCCAACTGGAAATATTGCAGACACGGATAAAACATGGATACAGGAGGTGGAGATGAAAAGATATGTATTTCTATTGTTATTGGTTGTCAGTATATTTTTTAATATTGTTAATAATAATGCCGTGATAGTTGGAGTTCGGCCGAAAGAAGCGAGGCCATGGTTGATAACAGCAGGAGTTCTTTCAACTGCCATAGGGATTTCCGATTGGGATAGGCCGTCAGGAAAAATCCTTACTGTGGCAGGTCTGGGGGTGACAATATGCTGGACATTCTAAAAAGGAAAAAAATGAGAAGAGAATAAGAATGTTAAAGGAGGGAAAAATGAGAAAGGTTTTAGTATTTGTTTTTTTGTTTCAAAATCTTTATGCTTTTTCTTTGCTTGGTGGACTTTCACCTAAAATGTTCAATAAAAGAATAAATGAATTAGAAAATGCAACCCAAAAACAATTCTCGGATATTAAAGCAGGAATAAATGATGTTCAGATTAAACTGGGAAAAATTGAGACCAGAATAAATGCAAATGCAAATGTAATGGCACAGATTAAGGCAGGATATGACCGCTCAAAAAATATATCTGCTGGCAGGGATGTTATTCAAAAAACATCTGTTGTAAACGACCCAGAATTGCTAAAATATATCATAGGCGGATTATTAGCAATAATAATGTATATGTTAAAAGATTTGTTTGCTACGAAAAAGTATCTTTACAATGCATTAGCAAGTAAAAAAGAATGGAAAGAAAGGGCATTAAAAAATGAAAATCAAAAGAATATGTAAATTTTGTGGGAAGGAATTTTACATAAATTCCTGTTATATTAAATATGGGCGTGGCAAATTTTGTTCTTTGAAATGCAGGGCTCAATATTGGCGTAAAAAAAATTCAGGGAAAAATAGCCCACTTTGGAAAAGACAAAAATGTATTTGTAAAACTTGTGGCAAAGAGTTTTATGCTAAACAATGTGATATAAAGAGGGGGAGTGGGAAATACTGTTCAAAAAATTGCTGGAAAATGGATAAAAAAGCAAGCAGAATAGCGGTTTGTAAAAATTGTGGTAAGATTTTTATAAAGAAACGAAAAGAAAGTAAATTTTGTTCAATTGTTTGTGTTTTAGAGTGGAGGAGAAAAACAAAATTCTATTCTAAATTAAAAAGAAAATCTAAAAAGATAAAAAGGACTTGTAAATTATGTAAAAAAACTTTTTATGTATTTCCCCGAACGGTGAAAAGAGGTGGCGGTATTTTTTGTTCAAGAAAATGTGCAGGGAAATGGCAAAGTGAAAATAAAATAAGAGAGAATGCTATAAATTGGCGTGGTGGAAAGTCATTTGAACCTTATGGGATGGAATTTAATAATAAACTAAAGAAAAAAATAAGGGAAAGAGATAATTATACTTGTCAAGAATGTGGAATGACAGAAAAAGAATTGGGCTATAAGTTACATATTCATCATATTGATTATGATAAAAAGAATAATAATCCTGATAACTTAATTTCACTTTGTAGAAGTTGCCATTTACAGACAAACTTCAAAAGAGAAGATTGGACAAAATATTTTCAAGGAAAAATACGAAAAACTGTTAGAGGAGGTTAGGAATGCTAAAAAAAATCTGGGAAAAAATTAAAAGGTTTTTGTTGGGAATTTATTATGAACTGAAAGAATTTATTAAGATAGCGATTCCACAGGTGGTGGCCATCATCTTTCTTGACTTAAAAAACTTCGCAATTCAGGTTGTTGAGGAGTTAGAATTAGAAGACATCAGCAACGAGGATAAAAGAAAGCAAGCATTGAAAAAGATAAAAAAGGAAGCGAAAAAAAGAGGGTTTGAGCTCAAAGATAGAGTTATTAACCTCTTAATAGAATTAGCGATAAATTATATTAAAAACAAGAAAGAAAATGGAGTATAAGTGGCTAAATGGGGACAAAAATATTGGGGCACTTTTTACTGGGGTGGCCTTGCAGAGGAGGAATTAGTGAATAAATATCATTCAGATGTTTTTAGGCGTGCCATGATAAAAAGGCGGCTTATAACTGATGGTACTTATGAATCCACATGGTTCGATATTACTGACTATGTGGAAAAATGGGGTACCATAAAAAATTCCATTGACGCTGTTAAATTAAATGATTTTAAATTTTCTGGCATAACTCTGGTTCTCAGGAATGACGAAGGGAAATTCAATCCTGAAACCTTTATACATAGTTTTTTTCACGGATACATGACCAGATTTAGGACATTGTTAAAAATTGAGGCTGGTTATCTTGATGAAGATGGAAACGAGGTTCCTGCCGACTCAATTCAAGGTATATTTATTTTAACAAACGACATAAAAATAGATGCCGTCAAAAACCAGGCAATATGTAATTTCAAATCAATAGCCAGTGTTTTTGAAGAAGTTCCAGCAGTAGATATTCCTGGGCTAGGAGCAACAGGTACAGCCAGCCAGATAATTACTAGAATCAAAAATTATACTGATGGTAGTGGGCATTATGTTTTTCAACAATTCATATCTGCCGGCGCTTGGTATATACAGTCAACAACAACTTATTATAATCCTGCAACTTCAACTTCGTTAGCTGGATTGAGCACATGGGACCTTTTAAATAAACTTGCTGAAGCAGAAGGATTTATTGTATTAATCAACCGTTCGGGGGGATTTGAATTCAGGGATAGGACTGAAAAAACTACTGCCAGTCAGTTTTCGTTCAGGGGATTAGGATTTGACAAACAGAATGTAATAGGGCTGTTAGAGTACAAGGAACCAATAAATACCTTCTATAATTATTTTAGATTGAAATTTAAAAAAGAGGATACTTCTACCAGCTATGTAACTGCTGGCACAACTACTACAGTTAATCCCTCATTAACTTCCTGGAAATATGGGGTTCGTAAATATGAATTTGAAAACACTTTTATTCCTGATACAGCAACTGCACAAAATATTGTTGATGCCAGGCGAGCTCAATTTGATACTATGAAAGAAGAAATACGAATAACAACAAAATTCGTTCCAAGTTTAGACATTTCTGATAAAGTTGAATTTTCTTATAGAAGCTATGAATTGGCAGGTAGAACATTATGGGATTTTTTTAATTGGGACGAAGCAAACTGGGCTAGCGAGGAAGGAGATATTTTTGATTGGAAAGATGTTCCTTTTAAAATAATATCAAAATCTACAAACTTGGATACTTTTGTAACAAGTTTAGTTTTAAGGAGGTTATAAAATGGCAGGTACTTCATGGCCAGATTTAGAAGGGGGTCAGAAAGCGAGAGCTTCTGATGTAGAGGCAAAGTTTGATTGGATAGAAGGCAGCATAGTTCCTATGGTGGCGGGAAATAAAACAGACGGCGCATATGACCTAGGAGAAAGTAGCTACCGGTGGAATGTGGGATATATTAAGGAATTAGCTTCATGTGCTGCACGTGAAATAACACTGCAGGTGCAGACAAGATATTATAAAGTGATGCCTGGCGATCTAATACCCAGGAGCCATCAATACGGCTGGGATATTAATCCAGCTTATGGTCAAATTTTCACTGCTGGCACTGTAGTTATTGCTCCAGTCCATCTTCCACAGGGGGCATCTATTACAGGCTTCAAAGTGTTTTGGTATGGTCAGGCGTCTGCATCTACTGCTGCGGTTGAATGTAATCTTGTGCGTTCTAATCATTCCGCTACAAATGCAACAGATTTTCTTACAATGGCGGCTGCAAATATGATTAATACTTTAGGCGCTTATTCTGTTGAGGCTACATCATTAACACTTACTACAGTTGATGTTACTTCATATAATTATGCTTTAAGATTATATGCGCATACATCGGCGACACATTATTTTGAAGGTGCTCTTATTACTTATCAAATCAAAGGAGTATTACCGCTATTGTGAAAGATATAGTGGATTTTAGCGCATGCAATGTCCTATTAATTTCTGATTTACATTTGTGTGACAAAACAGGGGCTGATAACTTCGGCGTTAATCAAGAAAAAAAATTTATAACATTACTCAGGAATCTTTATCCAGATATTATTATTTTTGTTGGAGATACTTTTGAGTTGTGGCAAACTGACATGGAAACTATTTTTGCAGCATATCAAAATTTATGGCAAGAATTAGAAAGATATGAATACAAATTAATATTCATAAAAGGAAATCATGACTGGACAATTGATGAAACTACTTTTCCTTATAAAGTGTGTACAGAATTTAATTTTATTCATGGCGGAAAAATATATCATTGTGAGCACGGGCATAAATACGACATTTTTAAACATAAATGGTGGATATTGGCAGCCTTTTTCGTTAATCTTTATGGATACATTGAACGATTAATTTTTCGTAAAAAATCAAAACAAGAATTAAGATTATTCAAGATGCAAACAAAAACCCCTGATAACAATAGATATGAAAAAGCTGCCCAGAAAATGTTGCGTAATAAAAATTATGATGTGGTTGTAATGGGACACACACATCAATTCGTAAAAAGAAAATATTCTACAAATCAATTATATCTAAATACCGGGACATGGGTAGACGGAAAAACAGATTTTTTCTTTCTAAAAAGAAAAAAATCATAAAAAAGACTTGACAAATAAAAGAAAACATGTTATAATAATAGTGAATAGATGTTAAAAGCGGAAAATTAAAAAAAGGAGGACGGAAAGATGAAAGTTTTTAATCATGACATAAGGGATCGGAAAGAAATCACACTTTTCTTTTTTGGAGATCTACACAGAGGGAATGCTCTTTCGGACACACAGTTAATTATTCGTGACTTAAAAGAAGCGCGAAAAAGAAATGCTAGAATTCTTTGCGTGGGTGATATTTTTGATGCAATAATTCCACAGGACCCGAGATATACACCCCCCATGCTTGACAAAAGCCTTGTGGGACACCCAAGCATGATTGATGAAGTAATCAAGCAAACAGCAGAGCTATTGGCTCCTTATGCTGATCTTATTGATGTGCTAGGAGATGGCAATCATGAATGGCAATTAAATAAACGCCATCACACAAATATGGTATTACGTCTTTGCGAGCGGCTTAATACAATGACAGGCAGCCAGATAAAATATGGTGGATACTTTTACTATATGGTCTACAGATTTTATTACGGGAAACAACAATGGGGAGCAAAATCTCGTTGTGTTGTCCTGGTGCATCATGGAATAGGTACATCTGCGCCTGTAACGAAAGGAGTAATTGATGTTGCCCGTTATCGAGATGCCGGTTTCCGATACGATATTTTGGCTTTTGGCCATAAGCATAAAACATTCGCTCTTAGAGAAGTCTTTTGCGAACCCGTTATAGGACATCATGAAAATAAAAATAGGCTAGCAGTCTATTATACAAAATCTTTTCAAACTGGAAGCTATCTGCATAGTTTTGATGTTTCTAATGACGCAATAACTAATGGGGTGACAACTTGGGAAGAAACAAAAGGATTTGGGCCAGCAGTAATTGGCGGAGTTTTTGCCCATGTTAAAATAGCTCAAAAGAAAGACAAAGGACATCGCATGTTTTATTATCCAAAAATTAAAGTGGAAATTTAATAAAAAAAGTGTAAAACTTATATGAAAAAAGGATATATTATTTATGAAAAGGGAGGTAAAGAAAATGGAAAAAGTAATGAATGAAAGTCCGTGGAAAACGTTGGAAGAGGCAGCAAGATATTTGAGAGTCAGCAGAAGCACTCTTTACAAAATGGCTGAAAAAGGCAAGGTCCCTTGCGTTAAAATCGGCAGACAATGGCGGTTTAACCTTGCTTACCTGGATGCCTGGCTATTGAATAATCATGCAAAATTTGTTTAAAAAGGCTTGACAAATGTTGTTTTTTGTGTTATATGTATAACAAAAGAAAATTTTTAGGAGAGCGGATGAACATGGAAAACGAAAAAAGGAGACAGAAGCTAACAAATCGGCATATTGCAAAACTTCTCTCAAGATTACAACCACTTTCTATGCCTGCAATATGCATAAGCGAAATTAAAAAAGAAATGTGGTGGCTGTCTGATGACTTAAAAGAGTTGTATGAGGGAAAAGGAGGTAAGTATGGAGAAAGGTATAAATCAAAAATCGAATGATGAACTTAAAATGGAAAAAGGTTATACGCGGATTCACAATAGGATTCTAGAAGAATTAGCCAAAACACAATTAAGTGGTTACGAAACTCGCTTAATTATGATCCTGTGGAGAAAAACTTACGGCTGGCAACAAGAAAAAAAATATATTACTCAAAGAGAATTCGCCCTGGAAACTGGTTTACCCAAAAATGAAGTAAGCAGAACATTGAGTCGCCTTAAGCAGAGAAATTTAGTTGTAGAAAATTACATCAATGGTTACAAAATGTACGGATTTAACAAGCATTTTACAACTTGGAGAAAGATGGAGAAATCTACATCTCTCCCAAAAAATCAAACAAAAACAAATAATCCAAAAGCAAAAACACCATCAACCAAAGGGAAAACCCCCGAGATGTGGAAATCTACATCAAAACGATGTAAAAATCTACATCAAAACGATGTAAAAATCTACATCGAAAATTCACGAAAATCCTTACAGCATAAGGATTTTCAGCGCCCTAAAGAAATATATAAAGAAAAGAAAGAAAATATATATAGTGTTAACAAAGTTAACACTATATTTAGCGGGGCTACAAGTAGCCCCACTAAATCACGTGTTTTTTGCTATCCTGTTAACATTGATCCTGAAACAAAAACAGCTGTTAAGCATTATGCCTCTTTGTATTTTAAGAAATTCAATACCTGGCCCCCTGCCAGGAGCCAGCAAATTGCCAATGTTATGAAACCCATTGTTAAAACCCACGGTCTTACACAGACTTTGTTTTCAATATCAATTTTCATGGATTTAAAAGATCCCCAGGTGGTAGATGCCAAATATAGCATTGACTTATATGCTAAATATGCAGCAAAAATTATAGCAAACAGGAAAAACAAAAAGAATATGTCAGGTCCTGAAGCCGGGGGTAAAGATTTAAATCCCCCTGGGCCTGAAAAAGATTTACGGAGGTAGAAATGAGCAGGAAAAAGCAAGGAATGAGGAGAAAGTTGTCAGGAATGGTGTTTGGAAGCATTTTTAAGCGATTGCGTTCCAGAAAGTCAAGCAAGATTCGAGATGTGTTTTGGCACCCATGGACATCACAGGAAGCTATTGTCATGGAAATCAACTATTTGATTAGCCGTGGTTTTGCAGCTTTTCTTGTGCCGGCCACACCAAGAGAGGGGCAGGCTAGTTTAATGCCCATTTACAAGGGCAAGATTTTTATTGCTCCCCCCACTCAAAGCCAGATTGCGGAAATCAGTGAAATGCTTGAAAAAGAACGCGAATTGCTTAAAAACCAATGGAAAAAGGAGGAACGGGTATGAAAAAGCTAACTCAAAAAGAAAAAATTTTGGCAATTGTTCGTTTGTTTGGCCCTATCAAGACAGAGCAGGTTGAAAAAATTGCTTTACAGAATTACATCTCTGGCGGTTCAGCTGGCAGGTATCTGAGGGCATTGCAGGCAGAAGGACTGGTGTACGGTGTCAGGGAATGGAACTTCAAAACACAGAAATTCAACAAAACTTACACCTGGTATCCAGTCAAAAAAGACAACAAATCTAAAAATTCTAATTTGCCAACTGATGAAAACCAGCAGGATTGTTCTCCATTTGATGATCCTGTGCAAGAGGAGCTTTTTTGAAAATGCCCATAAACGCGCAGAATGGGGTCAAATTTCAATTTTTGGGCTTTTGAGGTGTCAATGGTCAAATCACTAGAAAAACTAAAAAAAAGGCATAGTTCTGCCGCAAAAACCATAGGAATTTTTATGAGCTGTGCCTGTAAGGGTTTTAAAGTGATTTTTTTCTTTCCAAAAAGAAAAATCGGGAGGTGTTTATGGCAAGGAACAAATTTCGCATGAAATTAAGTAAAAGGCGAGGGTGCAGGCTTAGAGACAAAATCTGGATTCCTTTTTCACCGCAGGAACTTGAACGGCTGGAAACTTTGATGGAAAATCATGCTTTAGAAGCGGAGGATTATCTCACTCAGGGAGAATTCAGGGAATTGAAACAGAAGTTTGCGGAAGCGAGAGATGAATGGGAAAGGCGCAGAAGCAACCTGAATGTGTAAATGAAAGACGAAATAGAAATTACTGGAGTTAGAAGTAAAATTTTCAAATGTGTTAAATGCGGGAAAGTTGCAACAGTGAGAGCATACAAAAAAGAAATGCGTGCTCACTTTTGCACGGAGTGCGCGATGGAAATAGAAAAAATGGACAGAGATGTCCACCTTGTTTGGTTGAGTAGTTGAAAAAAGGAGGACAGATGGGAGAATTGAAAGCAATTTTAACTTTTGCAGAAATATCAGATTGGGAATCCTTGTTTGGCTACTATCCAAACTGGGAAAAAGACAAATTGAAAAGATGGTTAAAAGATAAAGGTTTTGATTTAGACAAGGAAATCACATACTACAAAGATTTCAAAATTAATGCGTTTGTGTTTTTGCAAAAAAAAGGATAAAAAGGGGGAGCAGTGAGAGAGAGTAAGTTTAGAGGAAAGAGAATAGACAATGGCGAATGGATATGTGGTTACCTGGTTAAGGCTAAAATAAACAGGCTTTATAGATCTCCTGTGGTAAAATATTTCATATTTACTGACATGGAGTGGGTCCAAGATGACTTTGGTAGATTGGAAATGCGGGGGTTTTATGAAGTTATCCCTGAAACCGTTAGAGAATTCACAGGGCTATATGATAATAAAAGGATTAAGGAGGAGCAATGAACGAGTTGGTTGAGGGAATTGTAGAAATTTTAAAAGAATTTAACCTTTTTATTGAAAACAAGTTTTTTGGGACAAAATTTCCTTGTTGCGAAGGAGATTATCGTGAAATCGCCACCGCCATCGCCGAGAGGTTGGTGATTGATGAGGAAAAAGTATTTGAAATAGCACAAAAAAGATTAAATGCACAGGGAGAATATGATTTAATAATATGTGACGGTTTAGCAAAAGATATAGCCGAAGCAAAGCCGATAAAGGTGAAGGAGGAACAATGAAAAAAGTTGAAGTATCAAAAAAGTTCACGATTGAGTTCACGGAAAAAGAGTTACTGTATATTCTCACTTGTCTTGAGGATTATTTTGAATGGTTGGAACAGAGTGGAAAGATTGTTTCTTCCACAGACGAAAAAAAGCAGGAAATAAATATCGTGAAAAATTTAATCAATGTAATGAAAAGATGGATATAAGACCTTATTTTGAAACAAGTTTGGGAAAGTTATTTTAAGGAAGAGTTATGAATAGAATTTTCTTTTTTTATTTGCTAGTTATCGTTCTGGCAACGGTCATTACAGGGATAGTTTTAGATGATAAATATAAGTGAAATAAGAAAAAAAATAATTGAAAAAAAAGCAGTTATTGGCATTATTGGATTAGGATATGTTGGACTTCCACTTGCAAAGCTTTTTCTTAAAAACAATTTTAAAGTCTATGGATTTGATATTGACAGAAAAAAGATAGAAAAATTAAAAAAAGGAATTTCCTATATAGAACATATAGATTTTTGTTTTTTTAGAGAGAAATTCAGACAAAAAAAATTCAAGCCCTCTTCTGATTTTAAAAAGTTAAAAGAAGTGAATGCAATTATAATATGCGTTCCAACCCCATTAAACAAAAAGATGAAACCAGATTTAAAATTTGTTAAGAATACAGTAAAAGAAATCAGTAAAAATTTTGAGAAAGGGATGCTAATTGTTCTGGAGAGCACAACATATCCTGGCACAACAAGAGAGGTAATTCTACCAGTTTTTGAAAAAAAAGGATTAAAAATTGGAAAAGATTTTTTCCTTGCTTTTTCTCCTGAGAGAGAGGATCCAGGAAACAAAAAATTTACAACAAAAAATATACCCAAGGTCGTTGGGGGGATGGATAAAAATTCCACAGATATTGCCTGTCTGCTTTATTCAAAGGTTGTTGACAGGGTTGTCAGGGTTTCATCCCCTGAGGTGGCAGAGGCAACAAAGATGCTTGAAAATACCTTCAGGGCTGTAAACATTGCTCTTGTAAATGAGTTAAAGATGTTTTTTCAAAAGGCAGGGATTGATATATGGGAGGTTATTGAGGCAAGCAAGACCAAACCTTTTGGTTTTATGCCGTTTTATCCAGGCCCCGG